GGCAACAAAAAAACTGAGGAGTTTACAACATGGCATATAAAAAGCTAACGAAAAAAGAAAAGGTATTAAATCTATTAACAAAAGGTGAGGCAGTAACATGGTCATCTTTGAGAAGCAGATTTGATTTGACATCACCACGAGCAATGATTGACCAACTACGAACTGAAGGACACATGGTGTATATTAATACTACATCAACTGGTGGTACTACATATCGTATGGGTAAACCAACTAAATCAATTATCGCTGCTGGCGTTGATAAAGTATTCTATTTCGGTAAAGATGAAAAGACTACTAACCTTAATGAAATCGTTGCCGCCGGTATCGAATCTATTTATGGTACACAAAAGTACGCTTATTCTAACAGATAAGACCTCTTGTTGTATAAATAGGAGTGATAGGCAACTCGTAAGCCCTATCATCGAGGTAGAGTGTCATCCGCAATGACACCGAATGAAAAGGTTTTGGGTAGTTTCTCCTTCCACGAAAAACTATCCTTATAAATAATAGTGATACGCTCAATAGAGGTATCATTTTTAAAACTTGCTTAATAAAAGGAGAAAAATATGGTAACTACAAATACCTTATCTATATGGAACGACCTTCGCCCATTTCAAGTGGGCTTCGACAACGCTTTTGAACGCTTTAATACACAGTTAAAGCACACTCAAGGCTCAAACTTCCCACCATACAATATCAAAAAACTTGATAACTTCAATTGGACTATTGAAATGGCACTTGCTGGTTTCAGTAAAAAAGATATTGGCATTGAATATGCTGATAATCAATTGACTATCGAGTCTGTTTTTGAAAAAGATGAAAAGGAAGATGATACAACAACCGTACACAGAGGCATCTCAAAACGACAATTCAAGAAAGCATTTACACTTGCTGATGAAGTCGTTGTTAATGGTGCTGAGTTAAAAGACGGCATGTTGATTGTCGATTTAGAGAAGATAGTTCCCGAGGAGAAAAAACCTCGTTCAATTAAAATCTCTTAATTGTAAAATAGATAGGCACTTCGGTGCCTATCCCCATCCTAGTTGAATTGAATTCAACTAAAGTTGAATATTTTTCTTCCAAATAGCTTCACAAGAGATGAAAAATAGTGTATAATATACTTATATTATGATGAAAAAGGATGAAAAAAACATGAAAAAATTTATTGAAGATGTTCTAAACCTACCCTATAGTCCAAACCCACAGGACAACCCACAACACGAAAACGAAGTTGAGGCTTTATTAAAGAAACACAAGATAAAATATGTAGCACAACCAAATGGTTCGCAACAGTTTCCAGACTTTAGATTATTAGATTATGAACTAGACATGGAGTGTAAAAGTGTTAAAAGTTATGCCCCAATGTGGAATCGTGGCCTACCAAGACCAGATGCTCTTTATATTATTACTTCTAAGAAGTTAAATAAAAGTCATGTGCTTTTTGGCAGACAGGTTTGTTCTGAAGAAAAATATAAAAAATTAATTGCTCTAGATGAAAAATATAAACAAATGATTAAAGATGACCAAGCGTCTGAAGATTCTTTTGAAATTTATCCTAGATTAGCTTTCAAAGATGTAGGTGGTGATTACAAAAACAAATACTGGAACGACAGTCATGTAGAAAAAGTATTTGAACATTTTGGTTATGAATATGAAGTATAATTTACTCTGCGGAGATAATTTAGATGTATTAAAAACTATGCCAGATAATAGCATAGATGCTTGTATTACAGACCCACCATATGGTATGGAAATTGCCGGCGTGGGATGGGACCATGATGTGCCGCCTGTTGAAACATGGGAAGAAGTATTACGAGTGTTAAAGCCTGGCGGTTTTTGTTTGAGTTTTTGTAGTCCAGAATTGTATCATAGAATGGCGACAAAGGTTGATGATGCCGGTTTTGATATTAAAGACCAAATTATATGGATGGTAACTACAAAAATGGCAAAACGAAATAAACTAAAACCTGCCCATGAACCTATCGTAGTAGCACAAAAACCTTTCAATGACACCATACAGAATAATTTTGATAAATGGGGTGTTGGAAAAATCAATGTTGAAACGACCCGAGTTCCTTGGGAAGGCAAACCCCCAACAGGTTGGATTAAAGGTGGCGCTAGTAGGCGAGCATTTGGTAAAGATGTCAAAAAGGCTAAAGATGATAAAGTTAAAGAAACTGAAAACGCAAATCCTAATGGTAGATACCCAAGCAATATTATAGGGCACTTTGACAACCCTTATCACCAAAAGTATTTTTATGCCCCACGAGCAACAAGAAAAGAGCGTGGTGAATATAATGACCACCCTACACCTAAACCCATAGAATTAATGAGATATTTGATAAGAGTGTATTGCCCAACAAAGGGTGTGATATTAGACCCATTCAATGGTAGTGGAAGCACAGGAATAGCGGCGATACAAGAGAACAATGAGTATATCGGAATAGACCTAGACCCTCACTATATCGAAATCTCTGAACAACGAATTAAAGATTATTGCGAAATGCCTGATGAAACGCTTGACAACGAGGTAACTTTAATGTATAATGACATTACTTAATTAAAAGGACTATATAATGAAACTAAATAGCAATACCCACGATATTCTTAAAAACTTCTCAGAGATTAATACAAACATATTAATCAAACCTGGTAGTGAACTGAACACAATCTCTACAATGCGAAACATTTTTGCCAAGGCAACTATCTCAGAATCATTTGATAGTGAATTCGGCATCTATGATTTGAACGAATTCTTATCTGTGGTGTCTAGTTTAGACAAACCTGAACTTACACTAGAGGATAAACATATGACAATCTCTGCTGAAGGCAGTCGTGCAACAGCGAAATACTTTTACTCTGACCCGTCAGTAATCGTTGCACCAACCAAAGATGTCAACATGCCTGAAACAGATGTAACATTTAGTTTGTCTGAATCTAATCTTGCACAACTACAAAAGATGGCTGCGATTCTGAAAGCACCTGACCTTGCACTTGTCGGCGAGAAAGGTGGTAATGTTGTGTTGAAAGTGTGTGATAAGAAAAATGACACATCTAATAATTTTGATATTGTTGTTGGCGAAAATGCAACGGCAGATTATACCTTTTATTTTAAAGTAGAAAATCTTAAAATGATGGCTGGCGATTATGATGTCGGCGTATCATCAAAGTCTATCTCTCACTTTAAAAACACAAAACTGCCAATTGAATATTGGATTGCATTAGAACCTGATAGTGTTTTCAATGCGTAAATTTTTTATATTATATATTATGAATAAGGTGAATTATGAGTACAGACTTTCTATGGGTCGAGGAGTATCGACCAAAAACAATTGATGATTGCATACTACCAGCATCATTAAAAACATTGTTTCAGTCCTTTATTGACAAGGGCGAAATATCAAACATGTTATTTTCTGGCACACCAGGTGTCGGCAAGACCACAGTTGCGAAGGCATTGTGTGAGCAAATGAACTGTGATTGGATAATGATTAACGGTTCAGAAGAAGGTGGCATTGATGTTCTCAGAAACAAAATCAAAAACTTTGCTTCGACTGTATCGCTATCTGGTGGTAAAAAGGTAGTGATACTAGACGAGGCAGATTATCTTAATCCTCAATCAACACAACCTGCTTTAAGAGGCTTTGTTGAGGAGTTTCATAAGAACTGTCGATTCATTCTTACTTGTAATTTTAAGAATAGAATCATTGAACCACTTCACAGTCGATTCTCAAATATAGAATTCAGAATCAATAACAAAGACAAACCTAAACTTGCAGCTCAATTGTTTGAACGAGCAAGATTTATTCTTGCAGAACAAGATATTGCCTATGAGCGGGCTGTAATTGCAGAGCTTGTCAACAAACATTTCCCAGACAACAGAAAACTTATCAACGAACTGCAAAGATATTCAGTAGCAGGCACGATTGATGCTGGCGTTCTTGTAAATATCTCTGATGAAAATCTCAAGTCTTTAACAGGACATTTGAAAGGTAAAGAGTTTGGCGAAATGCGAAAGTGGGTTGTAAATAATCTTGACAATGACCCAGTTAAAATATTCAGAAAGATATATGATAGTTTATACACAACACTTGAGCCTGCAACAATACCTCATGCTGTTTTAATTATCGCTGACTATCAGTACAAGTCTGCCTTTGTGGCAGACCAAGAGATTAATCTAGTTGCGTGTTTGACTGAACTGATGTCCCAAGTGAAGTTCAAGTAATGTACGATTTATTTAAAGATTATCTCCCTGCGATAAATCACACCAAAAAGAATCTGATGGATTCTGATGACCCTATGTGGGAAAAGAAGTACCCTGCATTTATGGTCAACAAAGTCCTATCTGGTTTTCAAGACACCATAATGCTCAGTAATGAAATGAATCGAAATCATTTCCTTGATAGAGATATGCAATTTCAATTTCTACTAAATAGTATAAGACAGAAGAAAAGGTTTACTCCTTTTCTGAAGGCTGGTAAGATTAAAGATATTGAGTGTGTAAAAGAGTATTATGGATATAGTAATGAAAAGGCTAAGTCTGCTCTCGACATACTCACCAAAGAACAATTGAAATTAATTAAAGAAAGTTTATATAAAGGTGGGACAAAATGAATGAGTTAGATAATAGTTGGCATCCTGAAAAGATGCTCGAAGTACAATTAAAAGAGCCAGATGATTTTCTGAAGGTTCGAGAAACCCTAACGAGAATAGGCGTAGCCTCGAGGAAAGACAAAAAGTTATTCCAATCATGCCATATTCTACACAAACAAGGAAGATATTTCATAGTACATTTTAAAGAACTGTTTGCACTAGATGGTAAGTTTGCAAACTTCTCAGAGAATGACATTGAAAGAAGGAATACTATTGCTCAATTATTGGGCGATTGGGGTTTGATTACTATATTAAATAAAGAGCAGGCAGAGAACAAGGCGCCTCTATCACAGATTAAAGTTCTTGCGTTCAAAGATAAGAGCGACTGGGACTTACAAGCAAAATACAATATAGGTAAAAAAGTAGATGACGAAGGCTCCGAAGTTTAGAGATTTCATTACAGAAGCTAAAAGTAGTAACAAGTACAGAGTGCTTGTTATTTCTGGCGACC